CGGCTTGCTTAGCCTCAATTTCGGCGATCCACTGTCCACGCAGTTGATCACGTGCCTTGACGTCTTTGATTTTTGCCAACGTTGCTAACCGACTTTTACTTAACTTTACTTCCATGATTATTTCTCTCCTAAATGCTAACTCCCCATGGAGTTAGACTAGTTTATTTCGCGCTGAAGCCCGTTGCTCAACGCTTGCAACCCTAGATTGCAGTTGCCGTGCCACACCGCTCACGCCCAAAAACCCACGCTGCCACTGCCACACTTTTAGGCGCTAAATCGAATTCAAAGAGTATTCAGACGCTCGGAGTTGAGCTCATTGACGAACTTTTAGGCAACGTGCCCAAAAACGCGACACGTGCCGCATATAGAGTCGACGTTCCAAACGGCCAAATTCAATTTCCTGTTCGCCGAGCTCGAAATCGCGCGCACTATTCACTATATATGCAAACCGATTTTTGCCCGAATTCCAGCAGTGCACGCATACACGCCGTGCACGCACACTAAACGAATACGTATTCAGGCAGGAGGCGCTTATCCCCGCGATCATATGTCGCTAGAATTTTTGGACAGCCAAATCGCAATATTTCCTCATTTTCCGACAGGGCTGTTTAATTAAATCTCCCAGCTCCCAATTTTCTAATTAAATTTAATTCGCTTTTTCCAATTAGCAGAAAAAGCCATCACTTTCCGGCTTTCGCTTCGTCTGGCCAGTATCTACTGGCCAATCGGCCCACTATTTGTCCAGCATTTTTCAATATTTACTCACTGCGTTATATTTTAATTTTCTATAGTAATTTCATATATTTATCTTATTTATTTATTATTTATTATTTAAAATTGTCCAGTAAGACCAGTATTTTTCATAAGTCAGTATCTTTCTATAAAAAGCTATCTTCAAATAAGAATAAATAAGAATAGATAAGAATACGTATAAGAAAATATCCTTAAGGATATTGAAAAAATACCGGCTTTTCTGGCCAAACGGCCCCCAAATCTCCCGAGAGCCAAGCCTACAAAGGTTCTACGGCTAGTCCACTAAAATTCTTTAACTGGCCACAAGTCCAGCTTTCTCACACCCCAAAAACACCGAAGATCCTTTACCATGGCCGCTCTGCCCGAGTCCCGGCCACCTAAAATGCCTTGCTGGACACTGCTGGCCACCGTCGTCCATTTCCGGCCACTGCTGCCCATTTCTGGCCGCCAAACCGAAAAAGTCGAAAAAACGCCAGAAAATCGAAAACCCTCGGAAACTAATGGTTTTTTGCAATTATTAAAGCTAGGCTGTGGTCCATGCAGCTCTTTGGTTTTGAAAACCCGGCTTTGCCGGCGATAATCCATGTCGCACCGCGTCCAATCTTCGACATAGACGGCGAGGACGAGGCCTTGGCGAGGCTTTTGGGGTTCAAGCCAGGGCTTAGCCGCCACCCGAGGCCAAAAGCGCACCAAGGCCCGTTTATGGGCAAAAAACTGGGCTATAAAAGGCGTCGCCCTATATCACTAGCCCGTGGTCGATTAAGGGCATCGAGGGTCATAGAGGAATTCGGTGGTCTTGCGAAGCTCCAGAAGGCTTTAGAGCGTGTTGGGAGTTACCGATCGATCCCGACTCTTTGCCGCTGGAGATTGGATAAGAGCGCTGGCGGTACTGGCGGAGCTGTCCCTAGGTCTGCTGGCTATGAGGTCTTTGTCGCCGCAGTCTTAGCCGGGATTAATACAAAGAGTTGGCCAATTGAAGTTAAAGAACCGTTTAAGCCGCTCGTCGTGAGAAAGACGCGACCGAAAAAAGGTTTTGGCGGAAGAAACGCTGGAAGACGAAAGGCGATATCGCAGACATGAGTGACGAATTTCTCCAAGGCAAGCACGGATTGATCATCGGCGTGGACCCAGGGCTTTCCGGCGCAATAGCCTTCTTGCGCACAACAGACCGTAAGCTCCATGTCCACGACATGCCGACTTACACGAAGTTGAATTCCAGAAAGGAGATTGAGATCGACACGCTCGTTGCGCTCATTAAGCCATATCTGACTTACTACCGCCCCGTTGCAATAGTGGAAGACGTGTCTGCAATGACTTACGTCGATAGATTTGGTCAGAAACGTGGCCAAGGAGCTGCTGCATCTTTTGCGTTTGGAAAGAGTTTCGGGATTATTTTGGCAGTGTTGGAGACTTTAGGCGTGAACTACCTGACAGTAAAACCAGCGGTCTGGAAAGCGCAGATGAATTTGTCTTCAGATAAAGAGCTTTCGCGAAAATTAGCGTTGAAGATTTACCCTCGTAATGAGAAAGATTTTGCATTGAAGAAACATGATGGCAGAGCAGAAGCAGCACTGCTTTGCGAGTTTGGTGTGAAGGGGTTGTTGTGACCGACAAAGATATAGACGACATAGAGAAAAAATTAGGAATCGTCGAAACACACGAAGATGGCTACGATTTGCTTTGGGCTATTTCAGATCTCATTGCCGAAATTCGTCGCTTGAAAAATCTTTACGCTGAGCCAGGTACCGGCATTTCTAAAGAATTATTCGACAGCGTTTGCGCAGAAAGAGACGCTCTGTACGAAGAGGTTAGTGAGCTTAAAAGATCGCGTGATATAGCACCAACAGTCTATTTCCTACCTGGGCCAGATTCATGGACAGATGAGCGGATTCATGGCGTTACTCACTCAGCAAAAGTGATCGACATCAAGAAGCTTTCGGAGTTTTGATTGTGAAATTCCTTACTAAACTCTCCTACAAAATCCTCCGGCCGCCAGTCTACGCCGACACCGTATCCGAAAATCAAATCTATGAAGAGATGCGCCAAGACATGATCAACAAAGGTTTTTCACGATCGAAGATTGAAAGCGCGTTGCTTGGCGTAAAGCGCTACGTCGGAATGACTCGTCAGAATAGAAAGCTTTGGAGAAAACATTTTGAAGCTTGATCCATATCAGTACGAATTTTTGCTCAACGCGCTCATCGTTCTCGCAGCGGTGGTCAGTGCAGTGATTTTCTTTGGAGGATACTAATGACATAGAAGCTGCGGTTAATCAGTGGAATAACAATTTGAGAACAAACGAGGAAACAAAAATGAGAGAAGACCACAAGCTACTACAGTTTTTTAACTACGCGCATTTGCCGGCGCACCTACAGGAGTTGAGTAAACCGTTTCACGAATTGGCGCACGCGATTTGGGATAAGTTACAAGATAACCCCGAAACAACTACGGCGCTGCGCAAACTCTTGGAAGCAAAAGACTGCGCGGTTCGGAGTGTGATTTATAAATAGTTTCCCGCAAGGGAATGGAGCGAGCGGCGTGGAAGGACACGCAGAGTTAACTAGTTTGTCGTTGGTGAGCTCAGACAACAATCCAACACACTCTCATTCTGTTCTCTGCTCTGAGGCTCGAACGGAAGCCGGAATCAAGCCCGACCTCGCTCCGAAAATTTAGCCAGCTTCAGTCAGGCAACTGACTGCGGGGACGTCCAATCCCTCGACGCCAACTCTCACACCATGAGAAAAAGTAGCTGGCATTTTAATTTTATGATTCGCACACACTGTAAAAACGGCCATCCATGGACGACAGAGAACGTCTACGCCACGCCGAACAAAAGCCGTGGCATGAGAGATACCGCGTATTGCCGTATCTGTAACCGCCTTGGTAAGCAGAAGCGAATGGAACGTGAGCCTGAAGTTGTAAGAGCTAATCGACGATTACGAGCAGAACGAGAAAAAAAGCGATGTCGAAAATAATCCCGCGCAATCTTAAAAGCCTTCGCAAACTGAGCCAAGACAGCGGCCTTAGTGGCACACCAGAAATCATTCTCGTTTGCTCTGAGTGTGAATCTCCTTTTCTCGTCACGACTTTTCGTGAAGAAGAAAATTTCGTTTCCCTTCACTGCCGCATGTGTGATTTGCCAGCGTTCTATTTAGAGATTGCGCCAGGAGCTCCACAACTTGCGATCGTGAAGTGATGCGTGCTTAGACCAACGCTTTTCCCGTATCAAATCACTGGCCAGGAATGGTTAGCAGAGCGAAAGCACGCGCTTTTAGCCGACGAGATGGGCCTTGGAAAGACGGCCCAAGCAATTACCGCAGCGGATAAAATTGCCGCTAAAAATATAATCGTGATATGCCCAGCCGTTGCTAGAATTAACTGGGACCGCGAGTTTCGTAAGTTTTCTGCCAGATTCCCATCAAAACAAATCTGCGTGGCGTGCAATACAAGGACGTCCCTACCAGCCCCGTCTACCAGAGGTGGCGGGTTGATCCTAATCCTCTCTTACGAGCTCGCGGTTTACCACCACACCAATAACGCATTCGATGGCCAGCAATGGGATCTGTGCATTATCGACGAAGCGCACTTTCTTAAATCGATAGAAGCTAAGAGAACCAAAGCGATCTTAGGAAGCCAAGGAATTATTCGCCAAGCACAACGGACGTGGGCGTTAACCGGGACTCCCATGCCGAACCACCCTGGAGAGCTTTGGACGTTGCTCTATGTATTCGGCGGAACAAAGCTTAAGTACCAAGATTTCATTCAAAGATTCTGCAACTTCATTCCAGGCAGTGGCTTTAATAGCGGCAACATGCGCATTAGCGGCTTAAAACAAAGCAATGCGCTTGAGCTCAAAGAGATTCTAAAGTCTGTTTGCTTGCGGCGATTGAAGAAAGACGTGCTGAAAGAGCTGCCGCCCGTATCTGTTCACTCAGTGGCAGTTGAGCGCAACGAAGTAGAGCTGACTGAGGAGGAAATCGCTAGAGTGAAAGAAGAGCTAGGCTTCCTTGCAGAAGTCCCATCTGTCACACACTTGGAGATGATTGCAGGTAGCGTCTCTACACTGCGCAGGTACTTAGGGCTTGCGAAAGTAAAGAGCTGTGCCGAGATGATTGCTTCAGAACTTGAATCAGACGCCTACCCGAAGATTGTGATTTTTGCGTACCACAAAGAAGTGATTCGCCAAATGTTTCAGGCACTTCAGAAGTTTGGTCCAGTGGCCATTACTGGAGACACTTCACCAACTGACCGCCAAGCGAACGTCGACCGCTTTCAAACAAAATCTAGTTGCCGAGTGTTCTTAGGAAATATCCGCGCTGCGGGAACCGCCATCACCTTGACTGCAGCGGATCAAGTTTTTTTCGTTGAACAAGATTGGACCCCATCTGAGAATGCGCAAGCTCTTTCTAGATGCCATCGCATTGGTCAGCAGAACCCTGTAACGGTTCGCTTTGCGGCTGTTAGCGATTCAATCGACGAAAGAGTCGCATCGGTGTTAGCGCGAAAAGCACGTGACTTTAAGACGCTCTTTGAGTCATAACGCTAAGTGTCTATAATTACTCAAACTTTTTTCTTGCAACTGAACCGCTGATCAGGGAAAAGTACTCTTCATAGGTATTAACAAGTTTTTGAGGAGTTAGGAACTCTTCGCAAACGTTAAGTTTGAGGAGCTAGACAGATGGGCAAGATCATCCACGTAATTGAAGCAGCGAACCACTTAGAGTTTAAACAGGCAGTCACCGAGCTGCATTCCATGGTGTGTCTTCCGGGAAGAGAAGCACTTAGTCGATACGACTCTCCAACTGTGGGACGAGTCTCCGATAGCAACGCCGATCTCCCTAACCCTCCCACAGAACAGCAGCCAGAAGCCGGAAAAAAGCGCGGTCGTAAGCCAGGCGCAAAGCAAGAAGTTAAGCAAGAAGAAGTCATCAAAGACGCCCCGCAAGCCATCCACATCGAAGAAGTCGAAGAAAAAAGCGTCATCTCCGCGTCGGCGATTAAGCAAGAAGCGGTCGTCTCCGCGCAAGTCGACCCGTTCTCTGAAGAAGTCGCGGCACCGCAACCACAGGTCTTAACGTTCGAGCTGATTCGCGATTCTCTTCACAAAGTGAACGAGAAGCACGGCATTGACACTGTTCGAAAGATTTTAGCTGACTTAGGCGTGCAGAAAGTAACGGCGATCAAAGAAGCCGACTATCCAAATGCATGGAAATTAATCAGCGCAGAGCTGTAAAAGCTTTAAAGGTTTCAAAATCTTAAAACAGTTTGGCGCTAGAGAGTCTGACAACAATAACTGAATCAACGTACTGGAAAGCGCTTCGACGACAACGATGGTTGCGGCAAACTTCTTGACTTGAAGTAGAAGCAAAAACTCTCTAGCGCCAATTCACCTTTGGAAAGAGCATCATGACACGAGAAGAACTTTTTGAACTGCACAAGAAAATGTGCGCATCAGCCCTAGAGCTGATGAAACGCAAGAACGCCGACTATTCCAAAACTTCGCCATTTGGCAATTTCATGGTGGCAGAAGCCATCCAAGCTTGCACCGCAGAAGCCGGAATCTTGGTTAGAATGACAGATAAAATTTCTCGCTTGGTTTCGATCTTAGACAAAGGCAACCAAGTCAAAGAAGAATCTGTCGACGATACGATCATCGATATCATCAATTACGCGGTACTTTTAAAAGGCGTTATTGAGTCCAAGAAACCTTTAGAAGTTTACGGCATGTCTCCTCAGATGGCCATTTTTGAAGAAACTTTGGGCAAGTAAACGATGAGCTCACTACCAGCACATTCAGTTCTTGGCGCTTCGAGCATGTACCGTTGGAGCGCATGCCCTGGCAGCGTTCGGATGTCGAAGGGCATCGCTTCTACTGAGTCAGAGTTCGCAGCAGAAGGCACGTTTGCTCACGAAGCAGCAGCCGCAATGCTGACTGACGGACACTGGTCAATCAACATGGCGATTCCCGAGGAGATGAAAGACAATCTCAAGATTTACTTTAACGAGATTACTCGCCAGCTCGGGCCGCGGTTTGTTTCGTACGACCACGCTATCAGAGCAAAAGCACTTTATGTTGAACATAGATTTGATATTTCGAGCGTCTACCCTGGCTGCTTCGGAACGGCTGATGCCGTGGTCTGGGATAAATTCACAAGAACGCTTTACGTAACGGATTTGAAATATGGCGCAGGTATTGCCGTCGAAGTAGAGAAAAACGCGCAGTTGCTTTACTACGCACTTGGCGCGTTGATCACGCTGAAATTACCAGTGCTAAAAGTCGTGATCACTGTCGTTCAGCCACGTTGTCCGCATCAAGATGGCCCTGTGCGCAGTTGGACGATCTCCGCAATCGATCTCTTGGATTTCGAAGCAGACTTAGTGCAATTTGCTAAAGCTACCGAAGCACCAGATGCGCCGCTTGTAACCGGCGGCCACTGCCGATTCTGTCCTGCCGCTGGCATCTGTCCTCAAGTGCACAAAGAATCAACAGCACTCGCAGTTTCTGAGTTCTCGCCGACAACGACGTACTCACCACAGAACTTGGCGGATACGCTCGATAAGCTCGACATGATCGAAGCTTGGTGCAAGTCAGTTAGAGCGTTTGCGTACGCAGAAGCGCAACACGGAAGAACTCCGCCAGGTTACAAGCTCGTGTCTCGTCGCCCGACTCGCAAGTGGGTTTACGACGAGAAAGAGACGGTTAAAGCGATCGTGCGTAAAGCAAAGATCGATCCGAATTTATGGTTCAATGAACCAACACTGATTTCTCCGGCGCAAGCCGAGAAAGTCCTCAAAGCCAACAACTTGCCAAAGGATCTTCTCGAAGATCTTTGGGCGTCTGTTAGCTCCGGGGTCAAACTAGTCCGCAGCGATTCCAAAGAAGAGCCTGTCATGGTTGGCCCTTCGGCAGAATTCACTGCACTTTAAAAACGTAAAACACTTAATAGTACAAAGGGTTGGGGTAGATATGTCTGAGAAAAAAATATCAAGTCGCGTAGTCACGCCTGAATTTCGGGTTTCGTTTCCGAGCGTTTTCCAAGCGAAAATGAACGATATGAGCGGCAAAGAAGAATATTCTGTCGTCGCGTTGTTTCCAAAAAACGCTGACTTATCCGCGCTGAAAGCCTTAGCGCAAAAAGTAATTCAAGAAAAATGGCCTGACGGCACACCGTCGAATTTTCGCTCTCCATTTCGCAATCAAGGCGAGAAAAAGAAGACTGAGAACGGCAAGACTTTCTTACCAGACGGGTACGAAGACGGCGCGGTTTTCATCAACTTAAAGTCGCAACAAAAGCCAGGCGTTGTGGATGGCTCAATGCAGCCCATTCTCTCGGCCACTGATTTCTACCCTGGCTGCTACGCACGAGCATCCGTTAGCTGCTACGCGTACGACATCAAGGGCAACCGTGGTGTTGCTTTCGGTCTTGGAAATATCCAAAAGGTTCGTGACGGCGAAGCATTCGGCGGCCGCAGCAAACCAGAAGAAGATTTTGCTCCCATCGCTGGTGCAGCAACTTCGCAAGTAGTGGACCCTTTCGCAGTATAACCGTTCCTTCGAGAGTCCTGGCTTCATGTGGGTAACTGCATGCGGTGTCTCTGTCGGCGCTCGACCCGTCTCCGGGCAGCCAGGAAATTAAAAGTGGCAGAAATTCTCTACATAGATTTTGAAACGCGCTCCGAAGCTGAGCTCAAAGATACGGGCGTGCATCTCTACGCTGAAGATGCAAGTACCAGAATTCTCTGCACAGGCTTCGCGTTTGACGACGAGCCACCGCTATTAGCGAAGGGCGATGAGATCCATCCCGCAGTGAGAGAACACGTAGCAGCTAGAAAACTCGTCGTGGCTCACAACGCAGCGTTTGAATTAGCGCTTTGGAATCTGGTCGGAACTCTCAGATACAAGTGGCCGAAGCTACTGGCTAGCCAAATGAGCTGTACGATGGCCAGAGCGCTTGCCATGGGGCTGCCCGGCGCTTTAGCTCGTTGCGCTCCTGCCCTTGGTCTTGACGTCGAGAAAGACGCCAAAGGCCATCGCACTATGTTGGAGCTTTGCAAACCATTAGAATACGTAAACGGCAAACCAGTCTACGAGAACAGCCCTGAGAAATTCCAGCGGCTGTACGACTACTGCCTAACGGATGTCGTTGTAGAGCGAGAAATCCACAAGCGAATTTTAAAGCTGTCCGACAAAGAAACAGCGATTTGGAATTTAGATCAAAAAATTAATTGGCGAGGAGTGCACGTCGACATTCCAGCTTGTCGAGTAGCCAGCCACATTATCGATGACACGCAGAAGAGTTTAGACGACGAGCTTAGAAGAGTTTCTGGAAACCGCATTGCGTCTTATCGTGCGCACGTTCAAGTGGCAGAATGGGTTAGGTCCCGTGGCGTTGAAACCGAAGGAGTGGACAAAAATGCTGTTATCTCTCTGCTTGCTCGCAATGATCTGCCTAGTGACGTTCGCCGCGTATTGGAGATACGCCAAGAAGCTGCAAAATCTTCCACCGCAAAACTTAAGGCCTTTCTTACTGGTACAAGCGCTGACGGGCGAATCCGGGGAATCTTTCAATACCACCAAGCGACGACGGGCCGCTGGGCCGGACGTCGAATTCAACCACAGAATTTTCCAAGACCACACTTAAGCAAAGAACAAATCGAAGACGCATTCGCGTGCTTTAACGGCAATGGTCCAAAGATCTGGATGAAGGACGAAAGCTGGATGCGCATTATAGCCAGTTGCTTGCGCGGCATGATGTGCGCAGCGCCTGGGAAAATACTTGTTGGCGCAGACTCGTCGTCAATTGAAGCTCGCGCATTAGCGTGGTTAGCAGGAGAGGAATCCGTTCTTGAAATCTTTAAAACGCACGGAAAGATCTACGAGCATGCTGCCGCCGCCATTTTTGCCGTGCTTATGTCGGCCGTCTCGGAAGAGGAAAGGCACGTCGGAAAAGTCTCTACCCTTGCATTGGGCTTTCAAGGAGGCGTCGGGGCACTCCACACGATGGCCACGGCGTACAGAGTGGATCTTTCACGCGCATTGTCCTCACTGTGGGAGCGAGCAGATTGCGAAATTCGTGACCGCGCTCGGGCCAGATATGAAGATAAAAAAGTTATCAAGCCAGCAGGAATTTCTAAACAGCAATGGTTCGCTGCGGAACTTACGAAAGTGTTCTGGCGGAAAGCCAATCCGAATATCGTTTCGTACTGGTATGCAGTGGAAAAAGCGGCTATGGAGGCAACAGCTAGCCCAGGATCGACGACAACTGCCGGTGCAATAGGCGCTGAAGTAAAGTTTAAAAAAGCTGGCTCGTTTCTTTTCTGCAAACTGCCAAGCGGCAGAAATCTCTGCTACCCATACGCCACTCTCGGCGAAACCACCACTTCGTGGGGAGAGAAGAAGCTAGCGCTCAAATACATGGCAATCGATAGTGTCACCGGGAAGTGGGAGCGCCAGACGACGTACGGTGGGAGCATCGTCGAGAACATCACGCAAGGGGTTGCTCGTGACGTCCTGGCTGAAGGCATGCTGCGAGCTGAAGACCGTGGCTATCCAATCGTCTTGCATGTGCACGATGAGATCGTTGCAGAAGTAGAAAAGGGATCTGCAAAAGAACTTTCAGATATTCTCTCGGTGGTTCCACCTTGGGCACCGGGTTTGCCACTCGCAGCTAAGGGTTGGGAAGGGCAACGGTACCAAAAGTGACGCTATTACAACGAGCGCAGCGTTTAGCTAGCTTCGGCTTTCGAGTCTTTCCCCTTCAGCCAGATGGGAAGTTTCCGGCCGTTACTGAGTTTCCCCAAGTAGCTACGTCAGACCCGAAACAAGTCGAAGTGTTTTGGAAGTGTCCAGTACTTGAAATAGAGCAGCCATTTAATATTGGCATCTCGACCGACGGTCTTCTCGTCGTGGATGTCGACGTAACAAACGGCAAAGCGGGGATGCAGTCGTTAGAGGCTTGGGACATTCTTGGCTACGAGCTACCACAAACTTTTGAGCAGATAACCGCAAGTGGCGGAAAGCATTTAGTTTTTAAAACGAATTTGCGTGTTGGAAACAGCGTGCAAAAAATCGCGGCCGGCATCGACGTGCGTGGGGTTGGGGGATATATCGTCGGTGCCGGTAGCCGGATTGGGGCAGATATGTACAGTGCGAACTGGTCTGAGATAGCAGACGCGCCAGGGTGGTTAGTGAAAATGTGTTTGGCAGAAGAAGCCAAGCAGCCACTTTCAAAGACTGATCTCAAAGCAGATCAACAGCTAGCGTTTGATAGAGCCATTGATTATTTAAGCCGCGCTCCGAGAGCGATCGAGCACGAAGGCGCGAATCAAACCACCTACCAAGTGGCGGCCAAGCTCAAAGACTTAGGGCTAGATCAAAGCATGTGCGTTGCTTTGATGTTTGAAGATTGGAACGATAAAAATCCAAACCCGTGGCCGATTGAGAAACTAGAATCTATCGTCGATAACGCGTATAGGTACGGTAAAAATCCGCAAGGTGTTCTGTCGCCAGAAGCTGATTTTGAAGCCATTCCACAAGCGCCAGCGCCGATAGATGAGATCGAGGAACTAAACAAGGAATTTGCGTTCGTATTGGCAGGGGGCGGCTACCGCATCCTTAGAGAAACAGACGATTCAGACGGCAGACCCACAGTCGAGCACTTGCAAGAGCTCTCTTTCCACAGACGATTCTGCTCAAAGACTAAACTCGTTGGGGATAAACGAGTGGCTGTGACAAAGCTATGGATGAATTCACCAAATCGCAGAACGTATGACGGTTTTGTTTTTCGCCCAGGGCTGCCAACGCCAGATCGATTTTATAATTTGTTCCGTGGCTTTGCCGTAACGCCAGCTGATGAAAACTCTCAGTTTCCAGAAGCTGCGCACGTCGGGTTTAAAAACTACCTAGAGCACACGCTGCGAAACATTTGTGACGGCGACGCTAGCCTCTTTGATTGGCTGATAAAGTACTTGGCGCATGTCGTGCAAAAGCCTTGGGAAAAACCGCACACGGCACTTGTTTTGAAAGGCAGAAAAGGCGTCGGCAAGAACGTCTTTATCGAGCAGTTTGGCAATCTTCTGGGTAGCAATCACGCTCTTTACACTGCGGAACCGCGCTACGTTGGCGGTCAGTTCAACGGCCATTTAGAGCGGCTGCTGTTATTCGTACTGGACGAAGCGGTCTGGGCTGGCGACAAGAAGATGAACAGTGTCCTAAAAAACTTGATCACGGGTAAGCAGCACGTGATCGAGCACAAAGGCCAAGAGGCTTACGTCGTCGACAACTTGCTTCGCATGGTCATCATGGGTAACGACAAGTGGCTGGTTCCGGCGTCGGAAGATGAACGAAGGTACGCGGTGTTTAACGTCGCAGAGCACCACCAGAAAAACGTTAGGTTTTTTAGGTCTATCGTCGAAGGCATGAAAGCGGGAGGGGATAGGTTGCTTTTACAATACTTGATGGGCATCGATATTTCTGATTTCGAGATTAACACCGCGCCTCTGACCAAAGGATTGCTCGACCAAAAACTAGAGTCTGGCGATCCAATCGATCAGTGGTGGTACGAATGCTTAAATCAGGCAGAAGTTCTGGGCTCGGAGTTCTCAGACGAGTGGCCAAAAGACGTGGGCAGGGACGGTTTGCGCAAAGCTATGATTAGCTACTCGAAAGAGAAAAACATTCGATCTCGGCATGAAGGAGAGGTCTGGTTTTCACGGCACATGCGGCTTGTCTGCCCTTCAGCAAAGATCGTTAAGATGACTAAAGAAGGCAGTCGAGGCAGGTTCTTCCAGTTGCCGGATATTGCTGAAGCTAGAAAACAGTTTGAAGCGTACATAGGACATGAAATGGAGTGGGACACGTGAGGAAAGAAGAGTTTTTAACAACGGCACAAGTGGCAAAACGGTTGAAAATAAAACCGCACACACTTGAAAATTGGAGATGGGCCGGTAAGGGGCCTAAGTTCCACAAGTTCGAGTACATGGTGCTCTACCATGTTCGAGACGTAGAACAGTTCGAGCGGATGAAAACGCGCGCGCAATCCATTTAATTGCAAATCCGCGAGCAAAAATTCACCAAAAAAATCAATGTGTTGCGGTGCGTTGACAATTTTTGCTTGCGTGTGGTACGCCCGGAATCGCTCGCCAGCAACAGGTCTTCGGGCGCACGGTGTTTCCGTCAGGTCTAGCGCGGCGAGCTTATAATCAAGAAAGAGCTATGCGATGACGACAGACATCGACCACGCCATCTCGTCAGGAGGAATCTCCTGATGCCAGTTACCAAATTCACCAAATCACGTTGGGCAGAAGGGGCAATCGTTGCATACGCAACTTGCTTCTCTCATGAACCAGTCACTGACGTAAAAATCCGAGCCGATGTGCTCATCGCGGATTTGCTAGTAGACTTGCAACACTACTGCGAAGTCAGAGGCTATCACTTCAAGACGCTTGTTGAATACGCTCTTGAGCAATACCAAATCGAAAAACTAGTCGAGGAGAAACCATGAGAAAACTTAAAAGTTCTTTCGGAGATACGACGATAAACGTTGTTCGGCATATCATCTTGAAAAATTTCTGGGAGTACTACGTCACAGACAGAGACTGCGGAAACATCGACCTTGTGGAAGCACTAGTCATCAGTTTCGAAACTGAAATCGGCGACGTGTACCTCCCAGAAATCCGGCCGTACATCATAACGGAAACAAGACAACTCGACGAAGTAATGCCAGCACCAAACTGGGAATGGATCGACGAGCCGAAGGAGAGAAAGTCATGAAACGGATATTCGACCACCAGCTACGAGAAAGGTTCGAGGAATTTCTAAATGAGATGCACGAAGACCCAGTTACCATCTGCGGGGGCACGCCGAAGGCGGCGAAGTTTGACGAAAGGAAAACGAGCATTATGAAACACACAAAAGGACCTTTACCAATATACACAGTGCAGATAGAGAATTTGGCCACTCAAGAGTTTGAAAGTATTAACGCTGCAATTGATTATGCCGCTAGACACGTTTACTTAGCGCCACGTCACCTTGACATGCTTGAGGCAGCATTGCGCGGCGGTCAAGAATACACGTATGAGTACGGCTTTAAGGCGGTAACTTTATCTGCATCGGCAAAAGAAATTCCAAAAGATCTCATCGCCGCCGCGCCTGAATTATTGAGCGCACTAAAAGCGATCCTGAAACACGTAGATTGCTTTTGCGAAGAAACCTCAGACAGCCGATTTGGTTGCCCGATACACGCCGCAGAAGACGCGATAAAAAAAGCAGAGGGGAAATAAATTATGCGTTTCACTTTTTTAAACTATCACGTCGATCTAAATACCGAAGGAATGTACGAGTACCGCGATGGAAACTACTTCGAAAAGGGAGAGGAGCAGAGCGATGAATGAAAACTACACAGTAGGAAAACTCAGTACGGTTAATCGCCTTTTCAAATACGCTTGGCGAGTCCATTGGCAGCAAGACCAGTACATGAAATCAGGCTGGGCAATGGAAGTTTGGAAGTACTGGCATGGGCATTTAGAAGCTCGCTTTGGCCATAGAGAAGCTCGCAGTATTAAGTCTTCCGTGGTGCGTGAGTTCCATCGGGAACTCGCCGAAACGCCCGTGACGGCAAATCGATGTCTCGAAGTGCTGTCACGGGTTTTCTCCTTAGCCGAGGAGCATGACCTATTACCGCGAGGCACTAATCCGTGCAAGGGAGTCAAGGCATATCCAGAACGCAAACGCTCTCGCTATGCCTCCAATGCGGAACTGGCTAGGCTCACTGCCGCGTTAACCGGCTACCGTAATACCAAGCCAAGGGAAGTAGCTTTCATCGAGCTATTGCTGCTAACAGGAATGCGGCCAAAAGCGATGATGGCGGCTCGCTGGGAACAACTCGTTATTGGTGACGATGGCGTGGGCGTCTTAACCGCGCCAGGTAAAACTAGCGGCACTACAGACGACGAAGAAGTTACCATCTTCCCGCCAAGAGCCATCGCTATCGCTGAAACACTTCAAGCCCCTGCCGTATTAAGTTCAGGAGCAAGGGTCGGTTTCATCATTGGACAAGTGAAGTATCGGGCTTTTTGGGCAAGGGTCTGTAAGGAAGCTAGCTGTGATGGGCTTTGGTTGAGAGACTTGCGGCGCACGTTCTCAACGCTCGCCCGGTCAGCCGGGGTTTCGATGGATACTATCGCTGCCCTGCTTAACCACCGCTCGGTTCAAACCACCAAAGTCTACGCTAAAGTCCTGCCGCTTGAGCGCATCGAATCCGCCAAGCAAATCAGCTCCCACGTTCTGCAAATATTCCGGCCTTAAAAAAGCTCCGGCTCGATTGACGAAGTGTGAAAGCTTCGCAATCGAGCCGGAACACGCTCTGCGGGAGTGCAGAAAATCAAAGCTTAGAAGCAGCAAACCGCACGATTTCCTTCGGAATAAAACTCATCCCCGGAACGAAAGACTGAAGCACTTTTTCGTCTTTGTCCAATACTGCCCCGCCAGGGATAGCCATGTTTTTGCCTACCCATTTGCGGAACAATTGCCATTGCCAGGGGTCTGGAAAGGCTAGGGCTGTTAAGTGCAGGGAATCCCGGTACCGTTCGGCCGTCTCGACTGTCGGTTTACGGTTGGCCGAGCCAACGTCGTAAAACCGAAATTCGATTTGTGCCTTCTGATCGGCCGGCAGTTTATCGAATTCGGCCTGGACGGCCGGCAAGTCACGCTTGCAGAACGTGCACCATTCCGCGCCAAACACGGCTAGGATCACTTTCTTGCCGGGGGCCGGGGGCTTTGGTTGGACCGGCGCCACGGGAATGATCTCGGGTCTTTGAGAAGGCAAGTTCTCCTGGCCACAGCCGACCATGACAAACAGCGCTAGGCTCAAAAGGATTTTCACTTGGAAAACCGGACGATCATCTCAGCTCGTGCGAGTTCGGCTTCGCGGTCTTTTTCGTTCAAAACCGCACCGACTCCTTCGGCGTTCTCTACGACAAGCGCCATGCTGAGATTTGGATTTGGTTGTTGCGGGTCAGAGTCTTTACCGCAGCCTACAGTGACAAATAGAATTGCCATCGTGAGCACGACGCTGGAAAGAATAGCTTTCATTAGTTTACCTCTCTGTATCCGGCAGATAGGAATGCCGCTTTAAGTTTCTCACCGCTGATTTCGCCGCCTGGCTTAACTACCCATTTCCAATTTCCAATCCCATTAGTCACCTTGAACTCGTAAGGAGTAATCAGACCAAGCACACGGCAACCACGTACGCCCTCTTTAAGACCGCAAATGTCGGCCTTGAATTCTTTGACGAAAGATTCGATGAACTGAATTCCTTGCGAGGTAGCTAAGGCAGATAGGTAGCTACGGGTCGTGGTATTAGACCGCGAGTTAACGGAAATAAGAAAGCCGCGCTGGGCATTCTCTTCAGGCCCGTAAGCAGGTCCGCCCGAATCGCCTGAGCATAGAACAGCCGATCCCTCGCCGCCCGTCGTAATGTCGTTATTCGTACCGTTGGGAACTGAAATGACTTTCGACCGGCCGACGCGAAGCTGCATGTCTAAGCGGCCGCCCCATTTCGTGCACCCAAAACCCGTTTGAAGAATCCAATCGCCAGTGGAAACGTAGGTGGGATCAATGCTAATCGGGTCGAAAGCGACGTTAGTCACTTCTCGATCTGTGTGGCAGAACGAGTAGTCGGCCGTCGAGTTGTTTCGGTAGTACGTCGACTTTCTGCAAGTCGCTGTGTACTTATCCGAACCCACATTGAAAGATACAGAACTGCCAGTGCAATGCGCCGCAGTTGCCACCGTCCGCGGCCCAATAAGCGTCGCCGTGCAGTTCCCGATCCAGATGATGGCTGGATAGTCTTTTCTGTCGACGACAGAGCCATTAATGAGCACAGGCACGTCGGTCTTGACTTGATAGTCGTCTGCTAAAGCCAGCGTCGATAAAAAAAGCAAAATCAGTAGTCTCATTTTGTTCCCCATTTTTGTCTAACCCTGCAAACAAACCTCATGTCGATTAGCTGATTGCGCGTCTTCTCATCTCGGAGATCGAAATATTCAATGCTTTCGACTTCCTCTTTGCACTTCCCAAACAGCCCTTTGCGCACGCAAGTCGGATCGCTCCGGTACTCGAACCCAACAACCTTTTTCGAAATCCTAAGCGTTTTTGAGTCTAGCCTGGTTGGCGATGGCGTCGGCAACGATGCACAACTGGCGTTCGAGAGCATCAACGCGAGCGTCATTAAATACTTCGTCAGGCTTATTAATTTCAATTTCATATTGCTCACGTAGTTCTTTAAGTTCTGAGTTGTATTTATCTTGCAGCTTCTGCGACAAAAAACCTAATAGCACTGTCGCTAGCCCAATGATCGATTCTACTAACGCCATAGCTCACGCCTTCTTCTTAAAGATGCGCTCAAACTGACTCACCACAAACTCTTGGAACTTTCCCCAGAACTTCATAACGAGCACCAACACGAGTGCCGCTACTTGAGTTCGTAGGAAGTTCCAAATTGCGTTCATGGTTTAAGCGCCCAGTAGCGCGGCCTCGATAACCGACAAAATAGCGTCGTCAACTTGTCCTGGGATGGCTTCTTTGATCTTGGCAAAGATCACTTTACCGTCGATAGCGATTTTCATGTCGGCAGACACAACACCAGCAGAGCCACCGAAGTTCACCATAGCAGTGAGTTTTCCGCCTTTGAGCTCTACGTCGTAAGCGCCAACTTCCCCAATTTTTCCTTCAACGATATCCAGTTCCATAGCCCCGCCTTTTTAAAATGAATTTGGTTTCGCAAGCCTAGAATATGGTAGCACAAGCTTTTCTTGCCAATACGCGGCATCTTCGGGCTTAGCGTGGCGTCTATTCGTGGTGGCCATGTCTTTAAGAAGATCGTTGATTCGTGAGACTTCGCGTTTCAAGCCGACAATTTCTTGTTTTACTTCGGCCTGGCCGCTAGCGATTTCATATTTGAATTCGGTTAGCCCTTCGGAAGTGTTGTCGACTTTATCGACGAGCTTCGACACAAAGAAAATATTACCGCTTAAGAGCAGCCCAATCACGATTTTGCGCCCTGCTTCAAAATCTGCTTTGATTGAATTATTCTTTGTCATGCGAAAAGTTTAGCGTTAAGTGAACCAATCTCCAAGATGAAAGGCTTTTTATCGAGGAGAGATTCAAACTGCGCAATGGCATCCTTTGATGCCAACACTGCTTTCTGGCCACGGATTTCGCCAAGTACCAAGCCTAAAGTTATGCACCCATCTACTTGAGATCTAAACCCGGCCGACCTATCTCCCACCAAATTTGCAGAATGGAATCTAATGCCATCGCGATCGGGAACATTTTGGACGAGATAGGTAGACTTGCCGAAACGCAGCGAATAATCCCAGACCACTTTGTAAATACCGAGAGGGATACAGGATTGAAAATTCCTGTTCCCTCTCCAAGGTAGTTCACCAGTAAAAAACGTTTTATCTCCGACCGTTATGCGGCCGAAAGTACCGTGGTCTGAAGACTCAAGACGCGTCAGGTTTAGGAGCATTGTCAGTACTCAGTTCTGAGAGCAAAGCTTTTGCGTAATTGGCCATCCCAACTAACTGCTCTGTACGAGCTTGGAGGCGGTTTAGCTCGTAGCTATTCTTTTTGATCTGCTGGTCAATGCCTTCTAGGTCTTTGGTCAGCTTAGCTTTGACGTCAAACGTTGGTATTTCTTCTGCCACTACTCCGACTACCTCTTCCAATACTTTTTTCACAGTATCCCCATACACACGAAGTGCTTAATTAGCTCTACGATCAATGCTCCCACAGCGCCCATTGCCGACGATATTGCGTAGATTTTCCACTCGTGCTTTTTAGCTGACTTTTTCGCTGAAGACAAACTCGCAGCAACGCCAGCAGTCTCCTCGACAAACGGCCCATTTTCAGCTGGTGGGAGCTGGTTTTTATATCTGCGAATATTGCCGTTTTTGTGAAACTGAATGTAGACTTTTGGTTCCATGGTTTTTCCTTTAGGTGAGCGTCACGCTCTTCCAAGCCGAACCGTTGTAAATCCAAAGCTTGTTCGTGCTGACTTCAAAGGCAAAGGCACAGAATCCAGTGACTGCTGTTGGAGCTCCCGAAGGAGTTCCCGATATCGTCGGCATGTACGGAAACCCGCCGTTGTCCGCAGCGCCAATGCTAGCTAGTCCGAGCAACGCGTAACCGTCGTCACCAGAGGCACTGGTTCCGGGTCGTAAATGGACGTAACCGCCTTGGTTGGCGCCAGTATTGTTTCCAGCGCCATAGACGCCGTTAATCGCGCTGTTAAATCCGTTTGTGTTGGCACCGAGAAAATAGAAAGTGCCGCCCGTTCCGGCTCCGGTCCCGAATGTCGAATAATGGTCCGGGTAATAAGTGCTAAAGTTACCGTCGAAAGTTTGGAGTGGGACGCCAGTATTGAAGTGAAACCCTATGGCCGCATCTGAAATGCTGATTCGGTTGTAATCGGAGTTGCCGCCATAGATAGCAAAGCCGTCTCGGTTGCCGTGAATATCTCCGTTAGACGTCATCGTCGTGACGTTATCGTAGAGGTCATCTCCGGTTGTTCCGTTCCAGCTTGCCAGGGCTCTAGCAGTCGAGGTGGCCGGCCCATTGACACCACCGCCACCGCTAACAGTTGCCCACGTGCCGTCGCCTTTAAGGTATTTGCTAGCATCTCCAGCGGCCGGCGCAGGTACCGCTCCTGCTGTTCCGCCCGAGCCGCTGTCACCAACGAAATTTGCAATGGTTGGTAGCTCCCAAAAAAAGTTTCCTGCGCCATCGTAAACAAGCGTTTGGTTATCAGTGGTGGGAGCGGAATCAGGCAAAATGATATCGTAATCAGCGGCAAAATCGGCGGCTTTCACCCTGATAAATCCTGAGCCACCAGTTTCTATGAGTTTTAGCCAGCCACTAAAAGATAAATTGGTACCGTCCCAATCACCAAACCCGCCGAAAGAACCGCCGTTGTTGTATTGGATGTCGCCGCTTGAACCGCCCGGAGAGCCACCGCCGCCACCAGAAAATTCATTCCAAGCGCCTGACTTCCAGTAGTGAAGAGATGCCTCTGAAAGCGCAAATCTAAAATCGCCCTCGACGTTTCCCGCCGTTGGCAGATTTGCTTCAGCAGGAACGACTCCCTGCCAACTAAAACCTGGCATTTCCCTATGGCCCATTTGCTTTACTCTTTCAGGTTAAATTTGACGTTCAGAGTTCCAGTGCCGCTAGTGCGAGCGTATCTTGCTCGAATTCGGCCGCCTTTAAACCCCTGGTAGTTCAGCGTTTCAGATCCCGTATTTCCGCTGATCGGCCAAGAGGCTAGCGTTTTGTACGTGTCTCCTGGGTCGATAACTCCTTCGAGATAAAGCGTTCCGACTGGAGACGTGCCCGTCCACTCGGCATCCATGAAGAAGCCACTTAATCCGCGAGCGTCAAAGTCACTGCCCGTTACTGAGCCGCCCATTGAACCAGAGGTTATCGACGATACGGATTCAGATCTATTACGCATTGTCACTCCATCCAAGTAGCGGAACTTCGAAATCGATCGAGAACGCATCTGAAGTTCCAAAAGTAAAAGGGACGGCCTGCGTGGCTTGTGTAGTGCTGGTTGCGTAGGTGCCGGCAGCGTTTAGTGCCATCAGTGCAACTGCGCTCGCACTGCTGTAAACGACATCAAGCGGGTAGTTGTTGTTCGAAAAATCAGTAGCTTCGCCAGAACCTAGCTTTGGATAGAAAAGCGCTAGCAGCGAGAGAAGTTTTGTGGTGTCCATCACATCCCCCGTAGGAAGACTGACAGCTAGGGCCGCGTTTGCTGGCGTTCCAGTTAACACCCCTAAAATTTCGTATCGTCGCCGAGCGCCCTTCTGCACAGCACGTGCCGCCATGGTGCAGTTGGAAAATGTGCTAGTCACCGTTACCGTGCCCAAGTCCGTATAGACTGGGCAGGGAATGCCTACGCCGATGTTTCCAGCGGCACTTGAGAAAGCCCAAAGGTCTTCAGCAGTACCGCCAGTGTCGTCAAACGTTCCGCGGATCCAGCCGATTTCAGCGCAGCCAGAAGTGCCGGCTAGCGTAGAAGTAACTAGCATGTGAGTTTGAAGCGTGATGCTAGTAGCTGTTGCGTTACTCAGCGCCACTGTGATGGAGCGATAGCCGCCTAGGTTACTCAAGCCCCATTTCAAAGTGCCAGCGTCGTTGATGGCATAGACGCGATTAAAAACGTTGAAATCGCCCTTGGTGCCCATGCCCCAATGCGCACCCGTTGCTTTAATCGTGACGTCTGCTGTGACTTGAAAAACTGCTAACGTGCCGGGCGTGGTGCCAGGAGTGACGACGTAACCGGGGTTACTTGCAGAAAGAGCGCTACCATCAGAGCTTGTGATTTTTACTGAATCATCCGCGATAGTCGTTGTGGCTTTTGCAATGCCGATATTAATCGTAAAGCCTTGGCGGCCGGCAACGGAGAGGTTAGCTAGCTTGGCTGGAGTAACCGCTTGGGTATCGATCTTCGCGGCTGTAACGGCCAGGTCGTTAATCTTTGTCGTGATGACAGCAGAATCTTCGATAAGGGCTGTCTGCACAGTATTGAGTGCGCCAGTAAAACCAAGCGTGCCACGAGCCGCGGCTGCATCGGCATCATCGAGCAATGTCTCCATGTACGCGGAAACGGGGATTGCGTCGCTGATACCACCGTCGCTAGCGATCGGATCACCTGATGCATCAAACGCTAAAAACTTATTTGCTCGCTCGTCTTCACTTGGTAGCTCGCCAGAAAAAGCAGATCCATCGCTATCAGAAACGTGGATAGATCGGCCGGCCAGGTCGTACGCTCGTTGCGCAATCAACGTCACGCGATCAAAAGCGTTTTCAACATCTGCCGTCGGAAAGCTGCCATTCTCCGCCACCGAGAAGTCTTGAGTCGGTGAAGGATTATTCACCAAAACCAAAATTTCTGTTGCGCTTGGAGCTGTGAACATCGTCACAGTTCCGCTTTCACCGCCGCCGCCCGTCACTGTGTAGTGCGTGGAAAGGGTTTTTATCGTCGATACAAAAGTAATCGTGTTGTAGATAATTACTTTTAAATCCGAGTCCAGATCAAACTGGAATGGGACCGCAAAAGAAGTGGTGACGCCATTCCCTGTGTATCTCTGTCTCGGTGAAGTAGAAGTTATCGACATTAGAATCCCCTTAAAATCTTCCTACATGCTATCAGTGTACTTGCCCGGTTTCTTATTTTTCTTCACGCCGTACTGCGCCTTTAAATCGCCGTCTTCTTCTAGCAATTGACGCTTAGCGAGCTCGCGGTACTTGCTGATCCACTTTGAAATGAAAAGCTTTTTTCCGCCGTCTGGGCCATCAGAGAAACCTTTGTAGCTCTCGCTGTAATCTTCGTCTTTGCCCGTAACAACGTCGTTTAAGAAATCTCGCAATCCACGCTCTGTCGCTGGATGCTTTAACTCGTTGCCTGCTAATTCCATCCAGCGGGAATATTGGTGGCCGCTCAGTTGAAGCACCACTCCGCCGCGGCCTGCTGAATCGTAAGGGTCGTTAAAGCTTACCTTACGGTCTGGCATGTCTGGGAAGTACTCTAAACGGTTTAGTTCGTCGTCGATAGGCAACGGCTTTTTGGTCTTGATATAAGCCGGCGAAATCATGTCGAACTCTTCGCCAAGGCCAGAGCGAAAATCAGTAGGCTCGCCCCACAAATTTCGATAGAGCGGCAGATCATCGCTTAGGCCTGGGATCTTGCGGCGGAACGTATCAACCACTCCTTCGGCCGTTCTGCGGTAAGGGTCGACTTGCCGGGTAACGGCACCTACGCCTGCCGGAATAAAAGATGCAATCGTCGAACTAATGTACGGCAGCGCGTTTCGATCTGGATCGCTAATCGCCTTGATGATGCTCATCACACCGCGCATGTAAGTCTTGGACATGACGTTGTTAGCGATCGTGAAAGTAATAGCGGCGGCCGCCTTATCAAATTCCGCATCGTCAATTTCGCCTTGCGCGTTCATGATTGCTTCTGCGTAATCTGCTGCAATTCCAAAAGTGAAGCCGATTGGGTCAACGCGGCCGAAGCTTATTTTCGTGTCGCCAACGTTAAACGAATACGGCTGGCCACCGCGGCGTTCCCAGTTATCTTTCTGTCCGCCGACTCCTGTCGGGCCTTTTCCTGTTACCTGCCCTTTGATCGTCGCATCCACGATTGCAGCCAGGATCATAGTCCCAGTTGCCATCCGTGCCATTGCCACTTCTTTTTTGGCTCCGCCTGCTCGAATATCGTTTCGGAATTGCTTTACGAAAGGCGCTAAAGGAGTGCGCTCGAAAGTGTACGTGAGAATGTTAATAGGCGTCGTTTTGAACGGCAGCACAAGCCTGCCAAGCACGGGAACTTTATGAATCGCATCGCCAATTCCCTTTAGCATTTCGGCCGGCTTTTGTTGGAACGTGTTGTAAGTCGCAGCACTGACGGCTTCCATCTGCACGGTTTTTGGCGGATTTTCGATGATCTGTGCAACTCGTTGCTTGAACAGATCTTTAGTTATCGTGCCGGCGTTAAGCTCCTGGGTGGCCATTCTGACCGCCTGGGCGTGAAGCTCCATGCGGTACCCGAGAGACTTGAAAACGTTATCTTGCTTGGCGAGTAGACGGCCTGACGTCTCTACAGCGTGATCAATGACGTTAATCGCCTGTCCGACCACTGATTCGCTTGTGTATCCAAATGCCTCTGCATCTGTTGGCTGGACCGGAATGTCTTGCTTCTTAAACGCGGGACCCATGTCTTCGGCGTCTTTCCAAACCAAGTCTTTAGCCTTGCTGGCCATTTCTGCGGGGCCGCTTTTTACCGTCTGAGACAAAGCGTTGTAGCCGTCTTTAAACGTCTCAAGCATGGCGTGAAGCATTGCCGATGATTCGCCAAGCGCTACTTCGGCATCAGGGCCTAGTTTTTGAGCAATAAACTCAGCACCTTTGCGCTCATAGATTTGTTGCGCGGCCACAACAAAGTTAGAAAGCATGTTCGATACGTGCGTGACCGGATTGGTTAAAAGCGCGTTGATGTAGTATTTCGCGAACGCGTCTCTCGTGAGCGCCATCGCTCCTCGCTCTGCAAAGTTAGACATGGCTTTCTCAGCTCCGGCCGCCGATAGGAGCTGGAGTTTCTGAGCCATCTCACGCGCTAATTCTTGGCCACCACTTGCTTCTAGAGCGTCAATGACCGATTGGCCTATTGCTTCGCTTTGTTCGCCGACTGGAATTTTCCATGCGTTTAGAGCTCGCGCGGTTTCAGTTCGAGCTGCGATCACTTCGGCTTGAATCGCGGAATGAGTGACGAGCATTTTCCGAAAATTGAATAAGTCAGTGGGATTGCTGGATTTAGCGGCAACGTCTGCAAGCTCGCGAAGTTTCGCGGCAGATGCAGCCCATAGCTGTCTAGCAGCTACTGACTGCTCGGCGTTCATAGCCTGGCCTTTGCGGCGCTCCATCAATACTTTCCAAGCGTCTTCTTGCTCGGCAGATAGTTTTGTATCGGCCCAAGTTCTCTTCCCGCGAGCTGCTTCGTCGATCTGGCCTTTATTCGCATCGGCCATCTTTTGCATCGTAGTCTTGATTTTCTCAGGACTATCGATCGTCGCAAAGTTGATGAAAACTTGATCGCCTTCTTTTGCTTTGCCTCTCACGTCCGAAGGGCTCATGCCTTCAGTTGCCTGTTGAGCGGCGTCGATCTTTTCAGCTCCTGGGCGAGTGATAAAAACTTCTTCAACGTCAGGATCGCCAAGCGAAGCAAACGCCTCAAGCTTTTGCTCTTTCAAAGTTTTAGGCTTGTTGTCGCCCATAAACTTTCCGACTTTATCGACGTAAACTTCAGTGCCTTTAGCGAGTCGGCCAACAGAAATGAATTTCGCGGCTTTGAAAAAAGCGTCGCCCAAAACGCCCAGGCCGAGTCCTTCAACTGCGTTTTTTAAACGCCCTTCGAATTCCGTATCGTTCGGATCAGACTTCAACACGTCAGTTACTGGCTTGAAAAAATCCGTGTATTCACCGACTAAATCCGAGAAACGCTTGTCGTGGCCATCGAATACCGAGAAATCCGCGATAGCTCCTTGGGCCATCGTCTTAGCAGCAGTGGCAACTGCGCCGCCGACCTTAATTGGCTTTAAAATCTTTCCGGCGCCCACAAAGCCAGTGAGAAATTGGCTAATGCCGCGAATAGCGCCGCCGGTCGTAGACGTTGCTGCGCTAACTTCGGGCAGCTTAGGCGGTGTGAAATTGGCTAACTCGCCGGCCAGGTCAATAACTTCTTGAGTCGCATCTCGCATGCCGCCAACGATTTGCGTGGGGGCTTCGCCTACGCCGCGAGCCATATCCAGTCCGATTTTCTCGGCCGTCTTGCCCATTGATTCTTGAGGGGGCGTTTGTTGTGGCTGCTCGGTATCTGCGGTTGGCGCTTCTGTCGGCGTGCCGCCTTCTCCTGCCATCATCGCTTTAACTTCAGCAAGAGCTGCGTCCCCTGCCCGACTCTGAGCCGTCATTTCCAGGTCTTGACTAAAATCGTCGTTTTCGTCTGGCATTTCCGCGGGTTGAACCACTCGCGGAGTAACCGTGATTTCTATCGGTCTGGGCGTAGGAGCATCCGGCGCCAATTCCGCTACTGGCGCGTCAGGAGCTGGCTCGATTATCTCGGGCTTTTGAGAATCAGGGATGATTTCCGTTTGGGGCTGTGTAATCTCTGCCATCTATTTCTTCCCTGCCGTCTCTTTTGGTGCGGGTGGGGGCAAAATGCGCATCCACTCTGCTGCTTCAATCGCTTCTATGTCGAGTTGCGATTTCTGTATTTTGCCTTCTTGAAAAAGTTTTTCTGCTTTTTCTAGCGATTTGCCAACGCCTTCGCGGGTAATGGTGTCACGAGTTCCTTCGTAGTATCGCGGCAAACGTTTTACTTTCTTTCGCTCTAAACTGCCCATCAAAGCATCTTCAGCCAGGGCCTCCACTTTTCGAACGTGCTCCTCGTCGAGCGCTTTAGGGTTTTCTGCAGCCCAAATTTGATATGCGTCCATGGCTTGAGCAGCTTTGTGGTTCGCATTGGGATCGTCTTTTGCGATTTGCGATTGCAGTCTAGTTTGTAGGTTACGCATACCGCGCCGGTATTTGTTGTCTTTGGCAGGGCCGGCGGAATTTTGCTCGACGTCTGAAAAGAGCGTGTTGATTGCGCTGATATTTAAAAGTTTTTTGTTTCCAGCGTCGATGATTTCTTTTCGCACGTCCTCGCCCTGGCTGGCCCGGTACTTGAGCGAAATGTAAGTCCCCATGTCGGGCTGCTGTTCAACACGGCCGCTTGCTGCGTCTAGAAGCAATTTGAACTTGGCTTCGCCTAGATTATCCTCATTATCCATCACCCACTTCGGCGTTAGCTTGCCTTCGGCTTGCATTCTCCAGCCGTCTTTGGCCGTTTGTTCTTCGACTTCCCGCTGGGCTTTTTCCTCTTCTCGCGTAAGACGGTTCGCTTCCATGTCTTCTTTACGCAAGTTTGATTCGTACGTGTCCGTAGCGGTTTTCATTAGCCGCTCGACGGTATCTGGAGGAAATGAGTCAAACTCGCCGTTCTGGAGAGCTCTCTTTGCGGCAATAGGATCTGTATTTAAAATCTTCAGGAACGAAGCAGTTTGAACGCGTTCGTTAAACTTCTTGATTCTAACGACTGCATCGGTATCGGAAATCAGCCCGTTCGCCACGGCTCGCTGAATACTAGAAAGGGCAGAGCGTTGAATGCCCGGCTTCTTTAACTCGTCCTGGTCGACAAACTGCTTGGCGTACAAATCCATTTCCTCGTCTAGAAACGCGAGGCTTTCGTTCTTGAGTTTTGCCAGTCGGTTTTTCTTAACTTCGAATTCTGTCTTGCTGGCGTACGGCGAAAAATCCGATGCAAATAAACTCATCGCCCGGCCAGAGCCTAGCTCCTGCTCGGCATCGGCATTGATTCGCTCTAGCTCCTGGCTAAACAACTCTTCGTGTTGAGAAACGTCAGGGGCCGGAATTAAATTGCCATCTTGATCAGCAGATCCGTTTTGTAAAACGTTCGTGAAGTCGTCGATTCTCTTATTGGCTTTTGCGGAATAGTTAGACGCCTTGCTGGTGTCGTAATTGTTTTTTAGCTGTTCGCCCAGGTCTGCCACTTCTTGACCCAGGTTTCCCGCAGCACGCCAGGCTGATGCGCCAAAGGCGTCAGGCGTCGCTTGCGCCTCATTAACAGGGCCTGCAAGACTTTG